CGTATTCCTCACGAGATAGCTTACCCGCCTTGAGCTTTTGAGCGGCTTCAGTAAGCTCTGGCACAGGCTTGGTTACATCCTTAAAGTTCATTTCCAAACGCTTGGTGGCTGGCGCTACAGCGGCTTTGAGCGCCTTCAACATGATGCCACCACCAGCCTTGCGCTTGACTTTGATCAAGCCGCCATCTTTCTTGCGCTCGGACTGAGGCGTGTATTGACGCATGAAATCTTCATATTGCTTGATCTCGTCAATATGCTGTTGATCAATGATTTGGCGAGGAGATGATGTCTGATAAACACGAGTCATCTCGCTTGGTTGATACAAAGGCTCGGCATACTCTTGCACGTCGCTGAACTCAAGCTCGGCGGGGATTGGGAAGGGCGTTTGCTTGACAGTTGTGTCAGGCTTCATTGGCAAGTCATGCGAGTAGGTCGAATGCCCTGACAGGGGTAACAACTTAGGATCGTAACCAGTGACTAATTCAAATTGTGACTGACCAGAGGTCAACACAGGCATGTCTCGCAACTCAGGCTCAGTGATTGCATGGAGAATCACCCTGCCATCAGGCAAGCCATATTTTTCGGTAGTAGTTGGCTTTACCATCAGAGAGTTGAAGTGCTTGCGAAGCTCTGGGTAAAAGCCTAGATAAGTGTAGGCGGAGGGGTCTTCGATGCCCGGGAACTCATGATGCACACCCGACTTCTTACTCCCTTGTCTGATCAACTCGTTGAAGTCATCCAACTGGGCAGGAGTCATTTTGGTAATGTCAATGGCGTTGAGGTTTGCGCCAGCAAAGTGTTGGGCAAAGTTTGATCCAACTGGCCCCATTGCGTTGTACTGACCAATCACGGGTACGCCGCCATATGCCTCAGAGAACGCATTGATGTCTCTTTGCTGTCCCTGAAGAACATTCTCGTTGGATGCCCATGACACTGGGCTGGATCGTTTGCGCAGTCCGTAGAACGGGCCACCCTGTTGTTCAGATGGAAACTTCAATTCGTATTTGCCAGCTTTGTAAAGATCTTTGTCGGCAATCGTTGTGTCTCCTGATATGCCAAGCTTGAGCATGCCCTTTTGCTTCGCAATGTCAGCCACCTCAGGCGTTTGCAGTTCAACGCCCGTTGGACGTATGTCGTGCTGTAGATCTTGCTCCATCTTCCATTGGTCAAAAGACTTGCCTGCAAAGTTCTCTGATTTCTCTGGTGAAGCACGAAGGAACTTACCTTGCTGGACGGCATTGAGTTGATCAGCCGTTTGTTGGGCGTACCCTCTGATCTCGCTCTTGGTTCTTGGTCGTGCTCTAGGGATTACCTCAGGCAGTGACCTTGCGCCTGTCTGCGCCTTGTGTAACAGCCTTAAATACTCTTCGTTGAGGTTACCGCTCTCCAACATCTTTTCAACAAGCTTGTTTGCTTGTATGGCTCGTTGCGTAGGATCGGAGATCTTCATTACACGCTTGATAGCCGCACCACCTACGCCAAACTTCTGATCTTCCATCTCCATCGCCATGGTGTCAGGGTTGTCAGAGACGTGGACAGAACCACCATGCTTCATGCCTTCGATGGGAGGAGCAGGAGGCGTTGTTAAGCCAAGCTCGTCGGTAAGACCGGGGTGCGTTGCATTCAACTGCTTGTACAGCAAGTCATCAGCCTCTGCCTGAGTCATGATCTTGCCTTCGTACTTGACAAGCCCAGTGTTCTTTAAGTCACCAACCTCTGACCACTCTCCACTACGCACAAAGTCCTGAACGAATGGAAGGTAATCTTCTTTTGGTGCGGCGTTCTGTTTACCTTTAATCTGACGAATGGATGAAGGAACTTTTGCAGAATCTTCTTTAAACTTTGGATGACTTTTAATAACCTCTGCCATTTGATTTGGAGTTGGATCACTGCCAACCATGGAAAAAATTTCATTGGTAATTTCCTGAGGTTGTTCAAAAAGCCAATTTTTTGTGTCAAGCGAGCGAGGCTGAACCTCTACCGTCACATGTGGCTCACCACGCTTGTCACGCAATGAATAGATGCGAGACTTGCCAGAGATAACGTCAGGGCAATAGCCACCAACGCAATGACCCATAGTGTCGCCTTCGTACTTGAGGGCATCAGCAAGTTGCTGTTCACGCTCTTGACGCTTGTACAGTTTCAATGCTTCTGCTTCCGTTGCGCCAGTGCTGACCGCATTACCTTGATCATCAAACATGGTAAACAGTTCGTTGTCAGGGTTCTTATAGTTTGTTTGGTCAGGGAGTATCTTGTAACCTTCAGGCAATGTAGCCTCTGGCGTAGCCAACTCAATCCACTTATACCCTTCTTCTGGATATTCTTTGTAAGTCGGAAAGCCTTCTGTTTGTTTGATGACAGCATCACGCATCTTTATAGCCTGCTCCTTATTGAAGTCAGCAGTGCGCTTGATGGCTTGATCCATAGTCAGCTTGTTCAGTTGATCTGGGCGTATGCGTCCAGCGGCTACATCTTGCTTGATGACATCAACAACGTGATCAATACCAAGGTCACCAAGGTATCCAGAGTAGAGTTTGGTCTCAGGGTCAAGTTTGGATACAAATGGGTTCTCTTCACCCATTTCCGTAAGCCCTGAACTTACTTGATTTCTTTTTTGGAAGAATTGAAATTTTAGGTTTTGAAACTGTTCTATTTTGCCTATCAACTCTGCTTTGTCTTCTATAGGTTGAAGCGACGCATATTTTTCAATCTGAGCATCAGTAAGAGTTCCTCCAAGCTGTGCTTTTGTGCGCTCAAGATATTCTGTTTCTATGTCAGCCCACGCCTTTTGATATGCCTGATCAATTTCTTTAAAATCAATTTGTGCCTGCTTTTGTCTTTGGATGTCGCCAGCACGAGTAATGTTGATTGCCTCGTCACTTGCTCCCTCCCAACGCTTGGCTGGCGCTGATTGAGCCATACCTTCTGGATCAAACCCAGCCTTTTGACGTTGCTCTTTTAAATACCTTATGCCTTCATCATCAACGTCATTGAAACGATCATCATTAGGCAGGTGGGTGGCATGCTCGTTGGCAAAGTCTCTGTCAAACTTAGCCTGCTCTTCTTCTCGTGCGGCTTGGCGAATTAAATTGGCTTGCCTACGTGGATCAGGTTCTTCTTCAGCCCTTGCACGAGTACGACTTGCACGATTCATGTCCACTTGGAACTGAGCCTCGATCTCTTGCGCACGTTTCTCCAGCATCAAGCGAACTGGGTCTTCAGGTGTTCCCATTTCCTTCTTGACGTAGTTGCCTACGTTGCTTTCAATCCACTTGTCAAGGGCGGCTTCGCCTTTGGTTTGCTCTAGCTGATAACGCACCCTATCAAGTTGATCTTGATTTAATGCTGGGTCGTTCAGCAAAGCTTCATGCTTGGATATACGTTGTGCTGGCGTCTCACCTGCAATAGTTGGCGTTTTCAATGATGCCAGCCGCTTATCCACACCGCCAGCTAAGTTACCGCCCAACCAATTGCCACCCTTGTTCTTGATCACCTGCGCAGGCTGAGTATCAAAGGAGCCAAGCATCTGAGCGCCAAAGCCACCACGATTCATGATGTTGGTCACAGGCTTATCTAACGACCTTTCCAAAGCCATGCCTGATTGGGTGGCGGCTTGATTAACACCTTGTTTGACTTGTCTGTTAGCGGCTTGAACCAATGGCGCAAAGCCTGCAACCTCAGGAAGTAGGGCAGGGATCTTATATTGGGTTTGGGCTTTCTCTATGAGGTCAACCACGTCACCAAGATACTCGTAGGACTTCTCAGGGTTCATGCGAGGTTGGTACATGCGGTTACCAACAGCCGTGGTGTATGCGTCTTCGCCTTGCAGTAGCTTAGGGGCTTGCTGTACAGCCTCAAACATCATGGAACCCATCATCATGGCGGACTCAAGTCCAGCAACGGCTCTGTCCAATGGGGACAGCTTCATGTCCTTTGCTTTGTAGTCAGCCTGTTGTTGTTGGACAAGTCTGCGACTGATTGCTTGACTCAAAGGCGATGGAACTTGAAAGTCAAACCCTTTTGAGCTAACTATTGCTTGGTTTGACAGCTTGGGGTAGAGGGGCATAGCGACCTCGGTATTGAAGTTGTTGGATCATACCTGCACAGAGCGGTCAAGTCCATAGGATTGGTTGCAGGGGGAAGAGTCGAACTTCCAATCCTTCGGGTATGAACCGAGTGCTTTACCGTTGAGCTACCCTGCTGTAAGTTGTTGGTGTGCGGGGTCTGCTCCCACTAAGACGACAGTGACTCCCTCGCAAGCTATTGCCAGACAACAAGGAGACACACACCAACACGGCTGGTGACTATTCTTAATAGTACCTAGGAACAATCCCCATGCGTGTTGGGACTACATAGAGTATGGGTTGCCTTTTGGCTTACCCGCTTGGCTGTCTGCGTAGTCGTCATCATCATACGGCTCTGGTGGAGCACCGTCAATGTCGATCCACCCTGAGTCCCTCAAATACCGTAGAGCCTGCGTACAGGCGTCCACAAAGTCGTCATGGGCGGCTTCAGGGAAGCTACAGATCTGACTGACAAAGCCCTCAGCCCAAGACTTGACATAGCCCTTCCTATTGTCTGACTCAGGTATCCACACCCTACCCCTAGCGATGATGTTGGAAACAATGTTCAGCCTTTGGACTTTGTCCGCCCGACCCGGGTTGTAAGGCACGACAGGTAGGTGACCACGCCTCAAGTCTTGTATAAGAGCTATACCCGCCGACTTGTCCTCAATTAGTATGAGGTCAACCTTCTTCGCCTCCTTACCCTCCCCAAACACAATCTCGAACTCCTCAATCACCTTGGGGCGCAGGTCAGGGTATTGGAGGTGCTCCTGCCAACAGTCAATCACCATGGCGCTCATGGGGCTGTCTAAGGGCTTGAACACCCCAAACGTGATGCAGGCTGTCGGATCGTTCTGCGTCTTCTCACTGCTGGCGCAATCATAGGATTGGATGATGTACTCGAACTTGGGGAAGGGCTTGCCGTTAGCCCACAGCTTGAACATCTCCCTCTTGACAATGCCAGAGTCCTCAGGGTCAAGGATCTCCGCATGAATCTCCTGCCTACCTATCTTGGTTCCCTCGTATTGAAGGATCTGCTTTTGGAACGAAGGCGCAAGGTTTGCTAGGTTTGCGTAAGTGCTTGCTCTGGTCACCACAACGTCGTCACCCTCCCTACCCACAAGTTCAACGATTAAGTCTTTGGGCTTGGGGGTAGTAGAGCATATGAGACGAGTGTGCTTGCCAAGGCGTACCCCAAACATGATTTGATCCCACGCTTCTTGAATGTAGTCCCATGCGGCTAGCTCGTCACACCACCCACCATGGAATTGTGGGCCTCGAAAGCGCTCAGGTTCAGATGCGGGTATACCCTTGATGAGAGAGCCGTTGATCAGTCGAAGCTCGTGGGCGGTCTTGTTGTAGTCAGCTATCAGTATGGGGGGTATTACAGATATAAGCCCTGAGTCCCCCTCAAAGCAGGTTGCACGTACGTCAGCAGAGGTAGGAGCCGCTACGAGCCAACGAGTGTTGGGTTCAGTCCAAGCCCACCAACCGATCTGCTCTGCGGCTGTTCTGGTCTTCCCAGCCCCCCTACCAGCCAACAGGAGCCATATCGACCACCAATTGTCGGGAGGGGCGATTTGATGGTCATGAGCTTGGGAAAGCCACTTGGTTCGCCAATCGAAGGCGGCTCTAAGTTCTGGAGGGAGGTTGGCATACTGCTCTCGTACTTCATGGTTTCGCAGGAGTTCAACAATGTGGTCAGCCATGCGCCTTAGCCTGCCTACGAGCCTCGATTGCCTCGATCACCGTATCGAACGTATCGAAGCTCACCCTATGAGCTAGTGGGGATTCAACGTCACCAGCCAACACAGTGCGCTCTCCATAGACTCTAGGTAGGTACTTAGCGGCTAACCACTTCCTACCATCCATGCGTAGGCGCTTGTCAGCAATACTGCCTGAGTCGTACTTGATGTTGCCTGCCTCATCAACGATCTGTAGGGGCTTTTCATCAATGATCTCTTGGATTTGATTCGCCATCGTATGCGCTAAGTCTTGCCTTGCAATCTCATACATCTCAAGAAACTCAGGGTGTTTTCTTAACCACGTATATACGGTCTGTTGACTGGGCATATCGTTTAAGAGAACTATTTTCGTAACGGGTGTACCTGCGGCTAGAAGTGCGCAGATTTTGATGCCAAGCTGTTCGGTGTACTTGGATGGACGCCCACCAGCGTGTTTTGGTTGTGTTGCCATAATAATTTCAACGGCTCCTTTAACCTGTAGTTTACATGGAATTTTATTTTTCCACAATTGACATAATTTCTTTGAGTTCGTCTTCTACGGCGTTCAGCATCAACTGAAGGGTTCTAATTACTTCAGAAGCCTTTTCAGGGTTTTGGCGACAGTATTCCACACTCCATATTTCTTCAGCAGGTTTTGGTGAGTTCAATCTCTTTCTCCATTTTCAATAAACCATATCAGGTTGATAAAGATAATTATGATGCCAATCCCAATGATTGTCCCAAGGGTGAGCAAGAAAACAATCATTAGGTAGTTAGCCATTTTAATCTTCTTCGACGGTAATTTTGTATCGTTTACCCGTTACGTCGAGCACGTGGATTGTTTTTTTGGTGCTGTAGAACTCGTCGTTATCGCCTAGGTCATAGTTGACGTTACCAACGTGACCAAGGATATTGTTTTCAACATCAGGCACAGTCAAAGCCTCCTTGATACGTTTGGCAATGTAATCGCAGTAGGCAATCATACTGACTCCTTAGCGTTAATTTGCGCCTCGTAAAGCCTTTTGATGGTTTTGAGGTTGTCAATCTCCAACATCATTTCGCCAATGTTTTTGAACTCAAAGCCTATCTGCTCGTTGGCAAACGTGAGAACAAAGTCAACGCCTGCATCAAATCCTGTTTTCCAATTGTCTTGTGTCATGTGGTTCCCCTTAATCCATTCTTCCGTCGTCATACCAACAAGCGATGCCTTCGCTTTCCAAGCGCTCCATTACAGGCTTAGAAGCCTTATATGCCGCCACGTTGCCCTGCACAAAGTCACAACGTGCTAAGTACACCTCACGAGGCAAACGCTTGCCTTTGGGTAGGAAATAGACCTTGATGCCCTTGCCCAAACAGCAGGTTCCCTCGTCCTTGGAACCCTGCTTTACCCAATTATTGTGCCAATCATATTCACAAATGTTTTTGAACTGAGCCAACATCTCACGATCAGACTCCTCGTACACCACACGATCAGTTCCATACATAGTTACTGTTTTCATCTTTGATCCTTTTTACGTTCCTGCAACATTGCAGTGTGATTAGTATAACACCAAGTTAAAGAAGTGGGTAAAGCAATACCCCACTTTTACGTGGGGGGGTTTGGTTTTACCATCCATACTTTTCTGCGCAGATGGGGCCAATGCCACGATCAACGCTGTCGCTGTCAGTCAACGCACGTCCACACACAGCGCAGGAACCAAACTTCTGACCGTAAGCAATAGCCGCCTGCTTGGGGTCAGTGGCAACCGCTACGATGCGGTCTTTAGCTTCAGCAGAGCAGTCACGGGAAGTAAAGAGCTTGCCACCCATGACCTTGCCTAAATACACGCCATCTTCTTTGTTTTTGATGTAGACAGCGCCAGCATTTGAGCTTTTCTCGCCAGCAGGACTGAAAACAAAGCCTTCAAGGCGCAATTTAGGGAACTTGATGCCTGCACCCTTGGCGGTTTGAAAAGCCACCTCTATGGCTTCCACAGACACTGCTGGGGCTGTTTCAGCCTTAGCTTGGCGTTCTACTTGGTACTGAGCTTGGCGCTCTGCATCCTGCACGGTCAGGCGCTGGACGGTTTCCATCTGGCGCTCTGTCAAGTGACCGT